CCGAGCGTCCCCACGCACCCCGCCGGCTCGGGGCGGATCGGCCAGGCCACGTACCTGAACGTGAAGCCCCGACCACCGGCGACCTATTTCCGAGTGCAGTGCAATGAGCGGATTCATCGCGGGCGGCAAGGCCCCCAGCGGCCACATCAACACCGACCCTTTCTGGCCATCGATCAACCTGGACGACGTGCGAGGCACGCTGCGGATCGACGCCAGCGTCACCGCGATCCGGCTGGAAACCGCGACCATCGCCGCCGCCATCAGCGTCAACCGCGAGCTCGCCGAGTGGCGCCGGACCCAACAGGCCGACGGCTACACCACCCTCACCGACGTCCCCGCCGATCGAATCAAAAACGTATCGCAGTTCGTCCACCTGTACCAACGGGCGATCTACGCCGCAACCGGCGCAGAAATCTGCGAGCGCTACCGCTCCTACGACAGCACCAACAGCGGTAACCAGAAGGCCGACGACCTCACTCCCAGCATCGACGAACTGCGCCGCGACCAACGCTGGGCCGTGCGCGACTTCCTCGGCCTCGGTCGCACCACCGTGGAGTTGATCTGATGCCCGTCACCGTTCGCGCCCAGCAAAACGACACCGTCGATGCCCTCTGCTGGCGGCACTACGGTCGGACCGCAGGCGTGACCGAGGCCGTACTTGAAACCAATCCCGGGCTCGCCGACCACGGCCCGACATTGCCCCAGGGCCAGGCCGTGCAAATGCCCGAAACACAAACCGCCGCCCCGCAAAGGCAGATGGTGAACCTATGGGACTGACCCATTGCAACCACGCCTAGACCAAGGAAGGAAACACATGCCCGAACGTCCCGACACCTGGGCCTGGCTCGCCGCTTGGCTCGAACAACACTGGCCAACCCTGTATGCCGGCCTCCTCGCCTTGATCATCGCCGCCCTTCGAATCATGTACGGCGGTGGCACTTGGCGCCGCATCGCCATCGAAGCCCCGCTCTGCGGCGCCTTGGCATTGGCCGCCAGCCATGGCCTACCGTTGCTCGGTGTTTCCGCGTCCACCGCGCCTTTTTTTGGTGGCATCATCGGCCTACTCGGCGTGGAAGGAACCCGCGCTGCGGCAAGGAAACTTTTCATTCGCAAGGAAGCTTCACGATGATTTCATTACGTCACGGCGACCGCTCGCAAGCGGTGCGCTACCTGCAAACCACCCTGAACTACAACGGCGCCCGCCTGATCGTTGACGGGCACTACGGCGATACCACTGAAGCGGCCGTACGTGCTTATCAGTTGAGCATTGGCCTAGTGGCCGATGGCATCGCCGGACCAAAAACCCAGGCAGCACTCGCCGGCAATGACTGTCAGCTGCTGCTGAAAAACGTCGACCTGGTCAACGCCGCGCAACGTCTCGACGTGCCGCTGGCTGCCGTCTACGCGGTCAACGAAGTCGAGTCGAAGGGCATGGGTTTTCTCGACATCGGCAAGCCGGTGATCCTGTTCGAACGTCACATCATGTACCGCCGACTTTCGAAAGTTCGCCACGAAAGCGATAACCCCGCCGACCTCAAACGCCGCGCCGATCAACTCGCCACCGCTCACCCGGCCATCGTCAACCCGAAAGCCGGTGGCTACGTCGGCGGTAGCGCCGAACATCAGCGACTAGGTAGCGCACGTGTGCTTCACGACATTGCCGCTCTGGAATCTGCTTCCTGGGGCGCCTTCCAGATCATGGGGTTTCACTGGAAACGCCTGGGCTATGCCGGCGCGCAAGACTTCGTCGCAGCCATGAGCACAAACGAATCGCAGCAGTTCGATGCGTTCGTACGCTTCTTAGAAACCGACCCTGCGTTGTACAAGGCTTTAAAGGCACGCAAATGGGCCGAGTTTGCCAAGCGCTACAACGGATCGGACTACCAACGGAACCTGTACGACATCAAGCTCCAACGCGCTTATGAGCGACATGAGAACTGCGGTTGTGGTCAGTTGGTGGCCGCATGATCGGCCTGTACATCGCTCATTTCGACATTAGCCCTACAGGTAACCATGAACAAACCCGATAGCTTGCGTACTCATCTGCTGGCCACCATTGCCGAACTCAAGCACAACCCTGACCGGTTGTTGATCTTCATCGACAATGGGAAGGTTCGCTGCACCGCTGCGGCGAGCCTGTCGTTCGAATACAACTTCGACCTGCAGATCATCCTCACTGACTTTGCCGGCCATCCCGACAGCGTCATGTTGCCCCTGCTCGGTTGGCTGAGCGTGCATCAGTCAGAGTTGCTGGAGAACCTGAGCAAGGCTGCTGACGGCATCCAGTTCGAGGCCGACATCCTCGACAACAGCAAGGTAGATATGAGCCTGACTCTGCCACTGACCGAACGTGTGGTGGTGGGCAAGGACGAAGAAGGCAACATCACCATCCGTCATCCTGGTGAACCGCAGCGAGTCGCCGCATTCCTAGACATGAACTGGATACCCGGCGCCCAAGGTACTGGTAGTGAATGGGTGCTACCGAAATGAGCAATCGCCTGGAGGCGCTGGAAGATTGGGCGGCGGGACTGCTCGGGCAGCTTGAGCCGGGATCACGCAATAAGCTGGCTCGCAGCGTTGGCCAGGCATTGCGACGCAGCCAGCAACAACGAATCATTGCCCAGCAGAACCCAGATACCAGCAAGTACGCGCCGCGTAAGCAGCGCAACCTGCGCGGCAAAAAAGGTCGTGTGAAGCAGAAGGTGAAGATGTTTCAGAAGCTGCGCACGGCCAGCTTTTTGAAGGTGCAAGGCGATGGGAATGCTATAAGCGTCAGCTTCACTGGTCGTATTGCAAGGATTTCCAGGGTGCACCAGTATGGACTGAAGGATCGAGCAGAACGCGGAGCATCGGAAGTCAAGTATGAAAAGCGCGAACTTTTGGGCTTCACTCATGCTGATCTAGAGCTAATTCGCGACGAAATACTGACCTACCTCACCTCTACACCGTAGTAGACGGCCACCTTGATAAAAATTTCCATTTCGGAACCAGAACGCGTAAAAACCTTTTTTGCATCATGTTTCGATTAACAGCAGGGATGTTCGTTAGGACGGAGTTTAAAAAGTCATGCTTAACACTTTTCAGGCACATTGTCCTCGTTGTAACGGGGAGAGAACTTGTTATATCCATGGCGAAATTTTAACGCCTTGGAGCTGGAATGATGAAACAAACGTACACAGCGGAGAGCATGACTACAAACTAGCTCAATGCTGTGGATGTAAAGAAGTTTTCCTAAATCAAAGTAGCTGGGATTCGGAGGAATGGGACACTAGACGCTCCCATTCCGGCGAAGAGGTCGTTTTCTTCCCTAAAACTGTTATTACCTACCCGCCACCAGAAAAGAAAAGTCTAAAACCCGATTGGGTTTGGAATATCGCACAAATTGACCCACAGCTTTTCGCCATATTGAGAGAGATGTATCAAGCATATGAACACGGCTCATTCATTCTCGCCTCAGTGGGCTTGAGAACAGCATTTGATAGGACGACAGAGTTACTTAAAATCGACCCCGCAATACCCCTAGAGCAAAAGGTTAAACTACTCCTCGATAATGGATACATTGGGGAAACGGAGTCGCTGACTCTCAAGGTGGTTATAGATGCTGGTAGCGCGGCAGCGCATCGAGCATGGTCGCCAAGACTTGCCGAATTCGAGCCTCTTTTGACCACTCTCGAGCAGTTCGTTTATAGAACGATCATCGTTGGAAAAGCAGCTCTCTCAGTTGCCGACAGTATTCCTAGTAGACCTTCGCGCCAACCAAAACAACCAAAATAGCAAGCTTGTAAAGCTGTTCCCTACAGATTAACGAAGCTGCACTCCCGCACACGTGGCGCCACCATCGGCGCCATGAACGACTTCGCCACCCTCGCCCGCATGATCGAAAACCTCATCCGCTTCGGCACCATCGCCGAGATCCAGATGAAGCCTCCACGCGTGCGAGTGAAAACCGGCTCGCTGACCACCGGCTGGCTACCCTGGATAACCCCGCGAGCCGGTGCCGACCGCGAATGGAACCCGCCAACCTTCAACGAACAAATTATCCTGCTCAGTCCCTCCGGTCAGCTCAGCAACGGCATCGTCCTCACCGGCTTATTCAGCGATCACATCCCGGCCAACGGCGACCGCGAAGGTCTGCACCGTTGTACCTACCGCGACGGGACCGTCATCGAGTACGACAGCATCGCGCACCATCTGAACGCCGTGCTGGCTGAAGGCGGCACCACCAACCTGACCAGCAAGGGCGGCATCAACATCGTTGGCCCAATCACCCATGAGGGCGACTACACCCAAACCGGCAACCAAACCATCACCGGC